GCGCTGCCTTGTGAACTGCAATGTTTTGACGACGGGCTTTGACGCGCCGAATGTTGATTTGGTGGCGCTGGTGCGGGCCACGCTGTCGGCAGGCCTCTATGTGCAGATGGTGGGACGCGGTACGCGGCTCTCCGACGGAAAGGACGATTGCCTGATTTTGGATTATGGGCAGAACGTCCAGCGGCACGGGTTTATTGACCAAGTAAAAGCCAAGCGGCAGGGGGAAGGGGGCGACGGTGAAGCGCCAGCAAAGCAATGCCCAGATTGCCAGGAGATGATGCCAACGGCCACGCGGCTTTGCCCAGCGTGCGGGCATGAGTTTCCGCCGCCTGCGCTGAACCACGGCAACAGCGCCTATGGCGGGGCAGTGATGTCGTCTCAAGTTGTGGCCGAGTGGGTTGACGTGGATCACGTTGATTATGCGCGGCACAAAAAGCAGGGAAAGCCGGACAGCGTGAAGGTGACGTATCACTGCGGGTTGAAATCTGTGAGCGAGTGGCTTTGCCCAGATCACGGCGGCTATGCAGCAAGCCGTTACAGCGCCAGAAAACCCGCTCTGGGGGCAGATGCCGACAACACCGAAGATGCGCTTGCAGAGGCTCCGCTTTCGTGGAAGGTGCCGACGCGAATTAAGATCAAGCCGCGTGTGAGCGATCCGCGCTTTGATGAAATTGTGCAGCTTGATTACAGCGCCGGGCGGAAGCCCCAACCGCAGGGACAGGAATTGTCATGGGACGGGGGGGGCGATGATGACTGGGATGAAATACCCTTCTGAAAGCGAGGAGCAGATCGGCTTTTTGCGCTGGTTTGAATTGCAGTTTCGCGGGGTGTGGATTTTCCACATCCCAAACGGCGGGCATCGGGCGATCAGCGTTGCAAAGAAGATGAAGGCCGAGGGCGTCAAAGCTGGCGTTCCTGATTTATATGTGCCGCGCTGGAAGTTGTGGATTGAGATGAAACGACAAAAAGGCGGCAGGATCAGCAAAGATCAAGCCGCTTGGCACGAATATCTGACTGGCATTGGCGACACCGTGCTGGTCTGCAACGGTGCGACAAATGCTAGTCGGCAGGTGCTTGCGTTTGTGCAAGCGCGGCGCGAACAACAAACTGAGTGATTGACAGGCCAGAGTCGGCGGCGGCTTGTGCAATTTGCGCTTGCTGCTCTTGCGTAACGCGGCAGTGGATGACTTTATCTTTTCTCATGGCGATGCCCTTTTTGTGGTGTTGCGCAACACTATGGCAACACATGACCGATATCAAGGCAGGTACAATTATGTTTGCAACATCCGCTTGCAAGGCTGGGATTGTTGATGCGCGGGACTGGCTTAAAGAAAAGCAATACAAGCCCGATGAGGTGCGCTTGTATAAGAACGAAGGCATGGTCCTGGTGCAGGCCCTCAAAAACATTTCTATTCGGTAAGAAAGTGTGTTGCACCACCCGTTGCGGTGTGTATAAGGGATGCACGAATAGCAAATGAAGGAAAACCAATGAAACACTTTATCGCAGATTTAATCGGGGTCGCGGCCATCTTTGGCGGTGGCTATGCGTTCTTGATTATCGGACACGGTTTGGTCTGATGATGAAAGCCAGCGAAATCACAGTTATCAGCGAATACAATCGGATCGCGCAGTTGCAGCGCAACAATGGCTTGACCGTCGATCACGTCGCAATGTGCAACGTCATCGCGGCGAAATTCGGATACCGCCAGCAGGACGTGCTGGACATCATGGAGATCAAATAAATGATACAAGCATTTAGCACACATCCAACAATCGCCACGCGATATGAGGAACTTATCGGTCAGGCAATTTTGAGTTATGAGGGCGGGCGGAAGACCCCTCCATCATTGCACCGCCAGCACGGAAACAGCAAGAACATGGGAACCACCAAGCAGAAGCACACATGGCTGCAAGGTGAGTGGCGACGCCGCGCAACTCTTGTGCGGGCTTATCTCAAGAAGCACCCCGGCGCGCGCACGACTGACATTGCCGTGGGCGTTGGCGTCGAGATGAGGGCAATGGCCGCTTGGTGCGATAAGTTCCGCAACTCAGACGAAGACTACGGCATCCGCCACGTCAAAAGCATGGAAACCAAGAAGTACAACTACTGGCGATCTGAAGACACGCCGAAAGCAGGAGACGCAAAATGAAGGTTCTTGTAGCCTGCGAATACTCAGGGCGCGTGCGCGATGCCTTCATTGCAAAGGAACACGACGCCATATCATGCGACCTACTGCCAACAGACGCACCTGGCCCGCACCACCAAGGCGACGTTTATGATATGCTGCAAGAGTGTTGGGATTTAATCGTTGCGCACCCGCCCTGCACGGCCCTGACAGTGGCAGGGAATAGCACCTACGGGGAAGGCCAGCCAAAGTACGCTGAACGCCTCGCGTCGGTGCGGTGGACCGTTGATTTGTGGGATGCCTGCAAAGCGGTATCACCGCGTGTCTGCTTTGAAAACCCTGTCGGCGTCCTGCCAAGGCTCGGCGGGATGCAGAAGCCGCACTACGTCCAGCCTTATCATTTCGGACATATGGAGCAAAAGAAAACCGGGTTGTTCTTGCATGGCTTGCCGCCTCTTAAACCAACCAACAACGTCTATAACGAAATGATGAAGTTGCCTAAGAACGTGAGAGAGCGGTTGCACTACTTGCCACCATCGCCTGACAGGTGGAAGATACGCAGCACGACCTACCAAGGCATTGCGGATGCAATGGCCGCACAGTGGGGAACCGTTAAAGAAAAAGGAGACGCAAAATGAAAACCACAATCATCATCACTGGCAAGATCGACACAGGCACCGCGTTTGGCGTCTGCCTGACGACAGGGGAAAAGGTATTTATCCCTGCCGCCGTTGCGAGGCCATTCGAGCTGGTCATCAACTCGGAGTGCGAGGCCATTGTCTTTGAGAATGTGCCGGAGAAGCGCGAAATCATCCCGCTGAAAGCCGTCAAGCTGTTTGGCGAACAAGTTGCTGCCGATGAACCAGATGACGCTTTAACGGACGATGAGGTGCTGGAACTGATTGCCGAGGACATCAACACATCGGCACATGAAGTTGCGCATTACTTTTACGAAAAACCTTTCAACAGCGAAAGGGCCGAAATTGAAGCCATCCTTGAGCGGCTGGCATCGGTTGGCAAGATCGCCAAGGCCGTTATCAGCATGGGGCCGCTTTTTGAGGTGCGCTATGCCATGACGCCGGATGCGTTCAAGCGAGTTGCGCAATGAAGTCTGACCCGCACAAACTCGCATATGACAGGATCTTCGTTGACAACGGAAACCGCAGGCTCGGCGGCAGCCTAAAGGCGATTCACGACAAGGGTGGAGACGATCTGATGCAATGGCTTGTTGACCAGACGCCGGAAGGCTCAACGATCATGGAAACGCTGGCCGCGATTGCGTCAGATGCGAAGTACGAAGACAGGGGAGAATAACTAATGACGGACGGAAACACGTACGCAATAAACCGCCACCTTGCCGAGCGCGAAGAACACGACATGCGCGAGATATTTGAGGCAGCATTGGCCGATGCAGAAGAAGCCCAAGCCTACGCGGAGGAACTTGAGGCCCGCGTTGCCCAACTCGAAGCCGAATTATCTGAACTCAAGAACGCACCGATCAGCTTTCTGCTGGATCACGGAAAAGGAGAATAACCGATGCCAACACTATCAACTGTCCTGACAATCATCACCGTATCGGGGGCCACGCTGCCTGCCGGATACTACGAAGTCACCACAACGCAGCTAACATGCGCCGATCACATCGACATCATGCTGACGATGGCCGCAGTGGATGGCGCGGAGGCCGACGGCTATTGCATCGACAGATTCACATCAATGCGCCCTGTTGCGCGGCCAGAGGGGGATGGACAATGAGTAAATTCACTGATGAACAAATATTAATGCTGGAACGCAGTATCAAACTAACACCGGACGGCCTGAACATCTTGGACGTTAGGGCCGATATCGAGGGCGATGTATCGGGCGATATTAAGGGCCACGTCTTGGGCAACGTCGAGGGCGACGTCGAGGGCGATGTCGTGGGCGATGTCAAGGGCAGCGTCTTGGGCGACGTCTTTGGCAGCGTCAAGCGCAGCGTCTGGGGCAGCGTCTGGGGCAACGTCTTTGGCAGCGTCTTGGGCAACGTCGAGGGCGATGTCGTGGGCAGCGTCTTTGGCAGCGTCAAGCGCAGCGTCTGGGGCAGCGTCTTGGGCAACGTCTTGGGCAACGTCGAGGGCGATGTCAAGGGCAGCGTCTTGGGCGACGTCTTTGGCAGCGTCAAGCGCAGCGTCTGGGGCCACGTCTGGGGCAACGTCGAGGGCGATGTCTTGGGCAACGTCGAGGGCGACGTCGAAGGCGATGTCGTGGGCGATGTCAAGGGCAGCGTC